CAGTTAATGTACCAGCATCTTGTATTGCACTCGCAGTTAATCCTGCGCTTGCGCTAACTAAACCACTAAATGTAGCAGTTGTGCCTGTCAATCCTGCTAATGTTGATGTGCCAACAACATTTAATGTACCAGCATCGGTGATATTAGTTTTGACATATAAATTGCTGGCACTAATATAACCACTTGCACTTATATTGCTTGCGGTAATACTGTTAACATTTAAATCAGAACTACCTATCAATGTTCCTGTAGTATCTGTTTGTAAAACTAGTCTAGAACCGCTAATAATTCTTTCAACAAATGGCGCTTGACCATTATCAATTGACGCAGATGATTGCGGAATTATTATGTTTAATATATTGGAATTTGGGTATGGCATAAAAGTGTCTGTTTATCTTGTTATAAATATAAATATAAATATAAATAATATAACTTAATTAGAATTAAGATATTTAAGCTGTCCATTCTGCAATAGATTGTCTTAACCATCTTCCACCAGCATAAATATACTGATAATCACCATCATATGCCATCCAACCAGCTTCACCATAATCAGTTGGACTAGTTGGAGCTGGATGCCAAATAGTTGTTTCTTGTGATCCTGAAACTGTAACATTTATAGTTTGTTGAATTAATGACGCATAACTTTGTCTAATTGTTGTAATTGCTTCACCCGCAGCTGTTGTGGATTCTTCGGTGGCAATTGTGCCTTTAGGAAATCTCCACTCACTGTCTTTTTCAACAAGAGGATTGATACTATAATATGGATTTCCTTTGTTACTATAAGTATTGTCTTTAACCTTTTTGTTTACTATATCCATTTGAGCACTGCTAACAATTTCTGCTGTCAATTTTATCTGTTTTGGCGTTAACATTCTTTGAACAGTTTGTTTTCTGTCTTCAAATGATTCTGGCAACAAATAAGCATTGGTAGATAAAGTGAATGTACTTCTTACCATTCTATCTTTTTCTCCACTTGATTCAATTGTATTGGTATAATTGTCTATCTTAACTCTAAAATTAAATCTTTGTTTATCACCCCAATAATCTCCTTCAGCAAAATTGATCTTTTCTAAAATTGCATTGTTTTGTTCAACATATTCTGTCCATACAATAAATTCATATTCTGCTTTAATATGATCTGGCATTGTTACCGCAAATATTTGATTTGTAGGAGCAACAGTCTTATTTAATAAACTAAATTTATCATATTTGTTCTTTTCGTTAAATTTAGTCATTACTGGATAACTCAAATAACGGTTGAATGTTTGATAACCTTCATCTTTTGAAAATGAAGTTCTTTTAACCATTATCAAAGGAATTTGTAACTTACCTTGTTGATCTCTTAATGCACCTTGTGCTTTTGCTGCATACCATTTTTCAGGATTACCATATATAATTGGTACTTTTATGTTTTCACCAGCGTCAATTACAGTAGGATTGATAATATTTTGTATATAACTAATCAACGCAGTATCAATATCTAATAAACTAACTGTAAAATTTTTCTTTGCATCTTCATCTCGTCTAGTATCCAATGCAATGTTTCTTACATTAGATACAATAGGATTGTTCTTTTCAACATTGTTGTTTGTTGGTACTGGATTGTTCGTATTTCCTTGCCACATAATTAAAATTGACGGTTAACTAAATTAATTTTGCTCAACTTGCTATAATGCGTATTGCAAATAATACTATGTGATTTATTTGCTTGACCACCCAAAAATTGTTCTTGTACAACATTATCAACTTCATGATAACGATCATTAAATGATATCATATCACCAACTTCTGGATAAAAACTTGCATCTTTTAATGACAATTCTCTAAATTTAAATACAACAGTTTGATCTCTATCAGGTCCAAATCCTTCATCATCTGTACTAATATCACCACGATCAATTATACTACTCAATTCTACACCAGAATAAAAACTCTTTCCTTCAGCCGCAACTGCTTCACCATAAATGTTTGTATTGGTTTCATTTGGTGCAATCTTAAATAAAACAACCAATGTTTCAATAATGTCACGCATCAATTCTGCATTAATTTGATTAACCAAATTAATGTCTCGTTGACTATAATATCTTCCAAATAATGCCATAATATTTTATCCAATATAAATTAGTAGTGGAACAGTCTTCATGATGACTGTCATCTTTTCAGTTTCATCTGCTTTAGCTTCCATTTGAGCTTTACGACTAGTAGCTTCAAGATTTTCTCTCAATTGTGTAATTAACGATTCTTTTTCAGATGCCGCTTCACTTCGCAATTCAGAACCATCCAATGTTACTTCTCCACCAGGAATTGGAATTGTACTATACTTCTGTCTTATCATACCAAGATTTTCTTTGCACAATGCCAAGAAATATTTCTTTACCCATTGTTTACCAACAGCATTTAATTTATAGTATGTAACATTTTGATATGGCACATTACTATAATCACTAACCACATCATAATTGCTTCCACTACTAAATGTATTTGCTGCACTAAATTTATCTTTTTCAACTACATATTCAATATAAAGTTTGTAATCATATGTTGGAATAGGAAATATCTTTAGTTTATTATTTACAATTTCAAAACTATAAGCACTTTTACGAACCAAATCATTAAATTCAATTGCTTGACCTCTCAATAAATCTTCAAATATTGGTGTCATCAAAAATTGTGTGGCAGGACTATATCCAGCAAATCCCATTTCACCAAGTACATTACTGTAACTCATACCAGTCATACTAAATGGATCATAAATACGAGCAAATGCTGGTGGTGGACCATGAAATACTCTTCTAATTTCAACTCTACTTCCACTTTCAATATTGGTGCCAATTAGTGTCTGCAAATCATATGTTTGTTGACTTGCGCTCAATTGAATAGGTACTTTTTTAATGTCAACATATCCACCTACACCAATTTCACTTCCATATCCTTTTGTTAATTGAATTATATATGGTAATCCTGTTCCTATTACATTTTTACCATTGATATTTGGATTGTCCGCAGTACGCAATCCTTGTAAACTTAATAAATTGTTTCGTATATTAAATTGATTTACTTGCGCACCATATTCATTGACGGATTCTTCAAATGCAGCATAAAAATTTACATCAATTAATTCAATATCAATGATTGGATATCCCATTCTTTTAGCCGCCCATTCCGCACTCTTTTCACAGTCATATTCAAAATAACCAACGCTACCACTTAAATACGATTCGCTTAAGTAAAATCCAAATGGTATACTGCCTGTATTTACAGCACTGCCACTCCCCGGCCATCGAATACGATCCTGATCAAGATTAGCACTCATATTTTAGTCCATTCTTTAACATTCATTGTTTATAAATATTAAAATAATTAAGTTTAATTTGATTTATAATCCAAATCTACCTTTTGTTGTATTATAGTTTTGGCGAATTTCATCGGAAGTTAATCCTTTTGATTTGTATACTTTTATTGATGATACATTACCTTGAAAAAATCTTGCATTTAATGGATAATCAGTGCCTAATACAAATGCGCCGTCTGTAAAAGTATTTGAAGTAGTCCAAGTTGATCCAATTTGAACTCCATTTAAAAACATTTTTACAGAAGTTCCAACTCTATTTACAATAAGTTGAACCCATTGATTAGCTACCACGGTGGGACCAACTATTTGATTTCCGCCTTGGTATACAACCCATGCATATAATGGACTTGATGTACTAGTTGCTATAACAAACGCATTACCATTCGGATTAGTTTCATTGATTCTAAAATCTAATAATGAAAATCCTTTAACTGCAGTTGGGTAAACCCACATTTCAACAGTAAAATCTCCAGTTCCAAAATTAAATGAAGTTGAAGTTGGAGATGTCATATAATCATTGGTACCATCAAATACTATACTACCCAAATTAGCATCACTAAAAGTAGGACCGTTAGTTAAAGTACCTGTGTTATTATTACCACTTAAATCTGACCAAGTGGTACCACTACCAGGATAACTTTTATTATTAGCCGCATCTAGTGCAAGCACCAAACCATTTGTAACTATTTTTGGTGAATGTGATAATCCCATATACTATAATTATCTACCAAATCTAGATTTAGTTGCGTTATAATTTTG